CATATAATCAAGCCAATACCGCAACAACATCAGCACAAGCTGCCTTTGATAAAGCGAATCAAACCGCACAGTTAGCATTTACTACTGTTTCTGCCAATGGCACAAGTTTGGTGGCAGATGCTAATAACGATACTCTTACAATCACCTCAGCTGTAGCTAATGGTGTTTTTGTTACAGGTGTTTCAGGTACAGATACACTAGATATTGGTCTAATAGATTCTGGTATAACCGCAAGTGGTTATGGTGACAGTATTTCTGTTCCTACTTTTGTGGTTGATGCTAAAGGTCGTTTAACATCAGCATCAAATACAAGTATTCGTTCAGGTACAACATCACAGACTGGTGTTGTTCAATTACAGGATTCAGTTACATCTACTTCCACAAGTAATGCAGCCACACCAGCTTCAGTTAAAACGGCTTATGATTTAGCAAATACTGCCAACACTAATGCTGTCAACGCAGGCATATACGCTAACGCAGCCTTTGATAAGGCAAATTCTGCTAATTCTTTAGCTCAACAAGCATTTGATTTTGCAAATACTATTTCTGGTGGTGCGGCTAGTGATAATGTAGCAAGAACATCAGCTAGTGCAGCTTTTTCTCAGGCTAATGCGGCTTTTGCACAAGCAAATTCAAATTACATTAGCGCTGTAACAAGATTAGATGTAACACATTCCGGTTCTTCAGCCTATTCATTTGACCAATATTCTGGTAATAATCCTGCCGTATATGTTACCGCAGGAGAAACGATAGCATTTTATTTAAATGTAACTGGTCATCCTTTTATGATTCGCCTCTCAAATGGAGGTGCAAATTATAATACTGGATTAATACATGTCGCAACTGATGGAACAGTATCAACAGATTCAAGCGCTCAAGGTAAGGTAACTGGAACATTATACTGGAAAGTTCCGGGTGAATTAGCAGGTAATACTTATGTTTATCAATGTGCTGTTCATTCAGGAATGGTTGGAAACATTAACATTGGTCAACCAAATTCAATCGTATTTACTCATGCAAATGCAGCTTTTAATAGTTCAAATACCAAGTTCAGTTCATCGGGCGGTACGATTACAGGTGATACTACCGTTACTGGTAATTTAACTGTTGTTGGTCAAACCGTTTATGCAAATACAACAACATTATTAATTGCTAATAATATTCTTACACTCAATGCAGCTATTGGACAATCATCATCTCCAACAGTAAATGCTGGTATTGAAGTAGACCGTGGTTCATCTGATAATGTATCATTACTTTGGAATGAAACTTTTGATAAATGGGTGTTTTCAAATGATGGAACTAATTATAGTAATATTGCTGGCGAAGCTCGCTTAGATAGTGCGTATGCTCATGCAAACGGAGCTTTTGATTTAGCAAATGGCACAGCTGGTATTGCAAATACCGATGTAACAAATATTTCAACAACGGCTGGAGTTTATGGTAACGCTTCACATGTTCCAGTAACAACTCTTACTGCTAATGGCCGTGTGAGTTCAATCACTAATACAACAATTGCAATTTCTACTACACAAATTACTTCAGGTGTTTTACCTTTTGCACAAGGCGGTGCTAATGCAACTACATATACAACTGGTGCATTATTAATATCTAACGGTACTGCAATTATTTCACTTGCAAACACCGGAACAGCTGGTACATATGGCAATTCTACTTTTGTTCCAGTTATTACAACAGATGCGTATGGTAGAGTAACAAGTGTTGTTAATACCTCAATTTCTGCTGGCGCCTCCATTGGTGATGTGTTGGCACTTTCAATTGCATTAGGATAAAATATGGCAAAACCAGCAACCAGAGCACAGTTTAAAGATTATTGCTTACGAAGACTTGGCCATCCAGTTATTGAAATTAATGTGGATGACGACCAAGTAGAAGACCGTATTGATGATGCTCTTCAATTCTTCCATGACTATCATTTTGATGGTTGTGAAAAGATTTATATGAAGCATCAATTTACACAAGAAGATATTGATAGACGCTGGATCTATGCGCCAGATGCTGTCATATTTGTTCACTCCGTTTTACCATTTGATGATTCAAATTCATCTATCAATATGTTTGACTTGCGTTATCAATTACGCTTACATGATTTATATGACTTTACATCTGTATCTTATGTGTCATATGAAATTACAATGCAACATATTCGCACATTAAATTTATTATTCTCTGGTACACCACAATTCAGATTTAATCGCCATCAAAATAAATTATTCCTTGATATTGACTGGTCAAGAGATGCAGAGGTTGGTAAATATGTAATTATTGAATGTTATCGTAAGTTGGAGCCGGATACAATTACTTTGACCGGCACGGTGACGGGTAACACATCATCTAACACACTTGTTGGCACATCTACCATATTTGACCAAGAAATTATTGAAAATGATTTTATTACATTGAGTAATGGTGTAGAAGTTCAAGTTCGTAAAATTAATTCACCAACAGAGATTGTAATTGCAGCTAATACATTAAGTGCTAATGCGACTGCTAACACAATGACTAAAGACGGTTATTCGGATGTTTGGGACGACAGATTCTTAAAACAATATACAACAGCCAAAATTAAGTATCAATGGGGTTCTAATTTAAGTAAGTTTGCTGGTGTTCAATTACCCGGTGGTGTAACACTTGATGGTCCAAGAATTATGGAAGAAGCACAGAGAGAAATTGACAAGATTGAAGAAGAAATGCAATCTTATAATGTATTGCCAAATGAAATGTTTATGGGTTAATGATGAATGCCTACCAATCTTTACTTCAATAACTTTCCAAAGAACATAACCTCTGAGCAGTTGCTCATTGAGGATTTGGCCATTGAATCGCTTAAGATTCATGGCATGGATGTTTATTATCTTCCAAGATCCAGTCGTGATACGGTTGATTATATCTTTGGTGAAGATACACTTAAACAATATGTGTCCGCTTATCCACTTGAAATGTATTTGGAAAATGTCACAGGTATGGAAGGTGAAGGCGACTTCATATCTAAATTTGGTTTAGAGATTCGTGATGAGGTTCAATTACTTGTTTCTCGCCGTAGATTTGCTGCTACCATTCCTCAAAATAGACCAAATGAAGGTGATTTGATTTATGTTCCTTTGGTACAAAACTTCTTTGAAATTACTTTTGTAGAACACGAAAATGACCAGGCTATGTTCTATACATTAGGCCGTGGTCGTGGTGCCAATGTTTATGTGTATAGTCTTAAACTTAAACAATTTGTATTCTCTAATGAAATTATTGAAACAGGTATCACAGAGATTGATGAACAAATCCGTGATGAATATCCAAGAACAAAGATTACAATAGATACAGGTTCAGGTACATATGTCAACGATGAGTTTGTTTATGTTGGTGCTAATTTAGCTTCTGCTACTACACAAGCTCTTGTTTATGACTTTGTTCCAAATACATACCTTGAGGTATATAGAACCATTGGTACCTTTAGTTCAGGTACATTAAAAGGTAATACAAGTAATGCACAATGGACAATTAGCACCGTTGATAGTATGACATTAATGAATACTGCCTTTGAAGACATACAAGATAACGCTCGTATTGAAGCCGAAAGTGATGGTATAATTGATTGGACAGAAACGAATCCATTTGGTGGTGATTAATGCTAGGTAATGCTCAATTTTATAATAGAACAATACGAAAAGTCGTAGTGGCTTTTGGTACTCTTTTTAATGATATTACCTTACAAAGGTATACTTTAGATGGAGTAACCAAAAAAGAAGTATTCAAAGTTCCTTTATCCTATGGTTCCAAAGAGAAGTATTTAACTCGTATTACTTCAGACCCTAATCTAACTAAATCTGTCGCCACGGTCGTTCCTCGTATATCCTTTGAATTAACTGGAATGAGTTATGATACCTCTCGTAAGCAGGTGTCAACTCTACAAAACTTTTCAGCAAACACGGCAACCGGCATTAAAACACAGTATTCACCTATTCCCTATAATTTTGATTTTTCAATGTCAATTTATGTAAGAAACACCGAGGACGGCACACAAATACTTGAACAAATATTGCCATTTTTTACTCCAGATTTTAATGTTACCGTAGATTTTGTTCCATCCATGGATCAAAAATATGATATGCCCGTATTATTAAATTCTGTGGCAAATGAGGTTGATTATGAAGGTGATATGTTGTCAACACGTTTGATTATATGGAACCTAGAATTTACAGCTAAAAGTTATATTTGGCCTCCAGTTAAATCGGGCGAAATTATTCGTCAAGCTAAT